TATGAGTGCTGATCGTTATAAAAGTAATTTTTTTACTTCACCTAAAGCAGATAGTGAAATTTCAAAAAGAACAGATCCAAAGCAAGGTATAATTAATCTTGCTTCTAAAATGGGAATGAATGCAGCATCACAAGATATTATAAAAAACTTAATACGGGGACAAATTTATTTAAGAGGACAACAACCTGTTCTAGAAGATTTAAAAAACCAAAAACCTGAATTAACAAATTTAATTAAAAGTAAATTAGATGAGCAATTACCAGAAGCAAGATTACAAAGAGAATATGAATTAGATATAAAAAATAATCCTCAAGTAGTAGAAGGGCTACAGTATTTAATGAATGCTATGTATCCTGGCACAAAAAGCCCGCAGCTTTTTAACCGTGGTCATAAATTTCCACAAAAAAGAGTGGCTAATTTAATAAATGTTTTACCAGAAGGAATTGCAAAACAACGTGCAACAGAGTTATTAAATCAATCAGGGGATGTTAACATGATTCAATTTCAACCTTCCCTTGTCAATAAACCTATTACCACAGCTGTTGAACAAATAATGCAAGATCCTAAAATGAATTTTACGGATGTAGAAAAACTTAAAATTGATAGGTTATTAAAAAAATTAAAAACAACAAGTATGTTTATTGATGTTAAAGGTCAGATAACACCTTATGGTGCTAATAAAGAGGATCCTTACGCTATTAATAGATTAACTGATAAAGAGTTTTTAGAGCTTATTGATATATTAAGTAAAAAGGACTATCGTAAAATAGCAGAATATGTTAGGGGTAAAGGCAACGAAGGTAAACCACAATTCGATAAATTTAATAAAGGGGGAAGCGTGGACTACGGAGAAATGAAACAAGTTGTACCGCTCTTGGACCCGGGTGAATCACAGCATTTAGCAAAAGGTGGTAAAGGTGGGCCTATTCCCAATCCAGGAATGGCAGTTCAATACGTTAAAAATCAAATCATGCCTTCTGTTTTAAAAAACGTTTCAAAAATGGCATCAAAAATGCTTCCTAAAGATGGGGCAAAAGTATCAGCTTCGGAAACAATCATTGATGACGGAGTAGAAGAAACCGTAGGTGTTATGGAAAATATGCCAGCGATGGTTTACAAAATTCCAGGAGTTATTAAAAACGCAGCAATGGAAATTGCACAAGGAAAACAATGGCTTGGTATTTTAAAGAAAGCTGGCGTTTCTCCTAAAGAATTAGATGATACATCCATTGGACCGTACTTAGATATTCAAGCACCTAATAAAAAAATAACAAAAGCTGAATTAATGGAAACTTTTGATCGAGTCTCTCCAAATTTTGAAGTTATTGCTTTGGGAAAAAGAGATGCCGGTAAAATGTCTAAAAATATTATTGAAAAATTTAACCAAGTTAAATCAAATGTTCAAATGAGCGGCAGGGACCAAGGTGTTGTTAACAATTTTGGAACTATTTTACAAAACACAATGACAGCTACAACAGATAAACAGTTATCTTCAGTGTCAAAACAATTAAATTCGTTATTAAAACGATCTTATGGCATTGATAATGCTTTATCTAGTAGTGATCTTGCTACTAATACACAACTTGCAGCGCCTATTAGAAGTATAGTAGGTGATTTAAGTGAATTATTAGGAACACGTGGCGCTTCTTTAACTTATGAAGGCAGTCCAAAGCATTCTGGGGACCAAGTATTACCGGGTGGTAACAATTACCGTGAATTAGCTTTTAAATGGACACCTGGAAGCCTTAGAAAAAGTGAATCAGGGTACATTCCAACACATTCTTTTGGTTTAAAAGATGAAAGGGCACAAGGAATCTTTGTTCACTCAAGACTTTCTGATAGAACAGACAATTTTGGTAGAAAAATACTATTTGTAGAAGAAATTCAATCCGATATGCACCAAAGAGCGCAAAAAACATTAAGGGAAGGTGGTACAAACGTATATAAAACTAGAGAAGACAAAATAGTAGGGGTTCAACCAATTATTGATGAAATGACAGCATTACAAAGTAAAATTGATAGAATTTTAGCTGTTGATCCATCCTTTCCTGATTTACCTAAATTATATGCAGATAGAAACACATTAGCTGAAAAAATAACAAAAATACGTGAAAATTTGGGTGCTAGCGGTGGAGGAGGTACTCCAGAAGGACCTTTTCAACGTTCGGCTGATTATGGATCTTTTGTTATGAAATATTTGCTTCGATTAGCAAAAGAAAACAATTATGATGGTGTAGCGTTGTCCACGGGCAATATTAAAAACAGAAGAGGATATGGATCAGAGGAATCAAAAAAAGGGCATTTTGGTTTTTATGATAACATAATGAAAAAAGAATTAAAAAAACTAGCCAAGAAGTACGGAATAGATTATGTTAACACTGTAATTAATGATGGTAAAATAAATTGGGGTAATGTTCCATTGTTATTGTTAAAAAACACTGATAAAGTTATGGAAGGATTTCAAGCTTTTAGAGATGGTGGTTTAGCAAGAAACAATTTTGTGGACGTAGTTCCACTATTATAAGGGGAAATAATGGTTAAAAATCCAAATGATAATGTAGAAAAAGCTATTGCAGCACTACAAATGGGACTAGAAATAGCTGATAGTGAAGAAACAATTATAGATATACCAAACGACGAAACTGTTGTTGAAGATAACATGGAAGTTATCCAAATGGCAGATGGTGGTGCTGAAATTACTAATGTAGATGGTCAAAGTTCTACAGGACCTGTGGATCAAACAAATATACCTTTTGACGCAAACTTAGCAGAATACGTCGAAGATTATCAACTTTCTAAATTCTCAATGGATTTAGTAAACTCATTCGAAGCGGATAGAGAATCAAGGAAAGATTGGGAAGATACCTATATCAAAGGCCTTGATATGTTAGGATTCAAATATGAAAACCGAACACAACCCTTCGAAGGAGCGTCCGGGGTCGTACATCCCTTATTAGCTGAATCTGTTACACAGTTTCAAGCACAAGCTTATAAGGAACTCCTCCCCCCAAGCGGCCCCGTACGTACTCAAATTATTGGTGAAATAACGCCAGAAATTGAAGCTCAAGCTGAACGTGTAAAACATTACATGAATTATCAGATTACAACTGTAATGAAAGAGTTTGACCCAGAAATGGATCAATTATTATTTTATTTACCTTTGTCCGGCTCCGCTTTTAAAAAAGTTTATTATGATGAATTATTAAAAAGATGCGTATCTAAATTTATAGCTAGTGAAGATTTAGTTATTAATTATTTAGCAACAGACTTAGAGCAAGCTGAACGTGTAACACATTGTGTTAAAATGTCAGCAAATGAAATTAAAAAATTACAGGTCTCTGGTTTTTATATGGATGTTCCTATATCTTCTGGTCAAGTAGAAAACGTAAATGAAGTACAAGAAAAAATAAATGAGCTTCAAGGTGTTACTCCTACTCTTCCAAATGATGATGATGAACATATGATTTTAGAAATGCATGTTAATGCAGACGTTCCTGGTTTTGAAGATGAAACAGGAATTAAACTTCCTTACATTATTACAATTGATCAGTACTCATCTAGAATACTTTCGATAAAAAGAAACTGGAAAGAAAAAGATTTAAATTTTAAAAAGAATGAATACTTTGTACATTTTAAATTTCTACCGGGATTAGGATTTTACGGCTTTGGTTTAATACACATGTTAGGTGGTTTATCAAGAACTGCAACAAGTGTTTTACGACAATTGATTGATGCGGGTACTCTGGCTAACTTACCAGCAGGTTTTAAAGCTAGGGGCATGCGTATACGTGAGGACGATAAACCTATTCAACCAGGTGAATTTAGAGACGTGGATGTAACAGGTACTTCTATTAGAGAATCTTTAATGCCTCTTCCTTTCAAAGAACCAAGTGCAACTTTATTCCAATTACTAGGATTTTCTGTTGATGCAGGAAAATCTTTTGCAGCTATTGCAGATATGAAAATGGGTGAAGGTAATGAACAGAATCCTGTAGGAACTACACTAGCTATTTTAGAACGCGGAACTAAAGTTATGAGCGCTATTCACAAACGTTTATATTCTGCACAAAGAGAAGAATTTAGTTTGTTAGCTAAATGTTTTCAATTGTATACTCCACCAGAATACCCTTATAATGTTGTAGGTGGTAATCGTATGATTAAACAACAAGATTTTGATGATCGTGTTGATATTTTGCCTGTAGCTGATCCTAATATATTTTCTATGGCGCAAAGAATTACATTAGCACAACAACAATTACAATTAGCCAATGCGGCTCCTCAATTACATAACATTAGAGAAGCTTACAGAAGAATGTACATGGCAATGGGTATTGATAATGTTGATGCTATTTTAAAACCTGATCCAGAAGACCCAATTCCAACTGGTCCGGCATCTGAAAATTCATCTGCAATGAAAGGCCAAGAACCCGTAGTGTTTCCACAACAAAATCATATGGCTCATATTCAAGCACACGCTGAATATATGTTTACACGAATGGTTCAAATTAATCCTCAATTGTACGCAATGTTACAAGGACATGTTTCTGACCATGTTGCAGCTATTGCTAAAAAACAAACGGAAGAACAATACCGTGATCAAATGCAAAAAATGAATGAGGCTATGCAGCAAGCTCAACAAAACCCACAAGCTATGCAGCAATTAGAAAAACAACAAGAAAAATTATTAAACGAAGCTGCTTCAACTACAGCAGAAATGGAAGCGGAATTAACTAAACAATTAGCTGCTGATGAAGAAGCACGTATGAGTAAAGAGCAACAAGATCCATTAATTAAATTAAAGCAACAAGAAATTGATTTAAAAGCTATGGAAACAACTGCTCGTTTACAAAAAGATATGGCTATAGATTCAGAAAAATTAGACCTTGAAAGAGATAAACTAGAAGCTAACACGGCTATTGACATCATGAAGGCTTCGGCTAATGTTGATGAGCAAAGAACATCCGCTCAAATGGCAATGCTTAAAGAAAGTATTATTACCACAAGAGAAGCAATGAAAGATAAAACCCAGGAAAAAATAGCTCGTGAAAATTCAAGGAAAAATAATGATTCTAAAAATAAATAAAATTACTGATGTGATGAAAAAAGCAGAAGAGTTAGTAAATGAAGAAATAAAAAAATCACCGGAAGACGCTATTCTTATTGCATCTGCTTTAATGGCAGTTACAAGAAACTTGTATGTTTCGGCATTAGGTATAGAAGGTACTGCCCACATGTTTGAGACTGTGGCGGATAGTTTTGTTGAAACGGAAGAGTTCATTCAACAATTTAAACCTACTATTCATTAGGAGGATATATGAAGTTATTAAAAGATCTATGGGCTCACTTGAAAGAGTGGAGCGACTGGGGAATCAAAGACTGGGTAAAAGCCGGTATTGTTGCCCTTGTAGTAGTAATAATACTTAAATCAGTTGTCGGTGCGTAATGGTAAATGACGCTCGTGCAGCTTATGTAGCTAATCAAGGCATCCGTGCTGTTAACGCAGCACGGGAAAACCGAAATACTTTTGGTAATGCAAATTGGGCAATGTCTCAACCTAAAGAATTTTATTTAAATAGGGATAACCTTTCTAAAGTAAAAGATACTTTAAAAGTTATACCTGCTGTTACCACGGATCAAAAAGAAAACCGTAACATGTACCAAATGATGATGAACGCCGTTAAAGGCGGTGGCGGTGCACAAATGATTGATACATCTGGTCTTCCAGCTGGAGCAAGAAGAACAGGTAGAACATTATTTCAAGATCCTGCAAAATCACAAGGATTTTTTGGAGATATGAGAACAATGGTAGGAGATTTAACTCCAGCAAAAAAATATCCTAATCCTGCAGCTGTTAGGGCACCAGAAGTAAATTATTTTCCTAATTTTGGACAAGAAGGAAAAGATTTTTATAAAAAAGAATTTCCTTTTGCAACTGGTTTAGAATCTTTAATGAATGCTGGATCTCGTTTTATTCCAGGTGCTAATGCACTTAGAGCAGTATTACCTAAAAGAAAAAGAAAATTAATTGACCGTACATTATTACCTACATCAGGAATTGTAGATTTACTACCGGAACAAGATATTAGCCAATTTGCGGACTCTATTGAAGAATCTGCTGGAGAAGGGATTACAACAGATAGAATTTTAGATGTTGTTTCTAGAAGCCCAGGGTTTGAATATGAGTCTCCAATTGATAATACTATAACAGAAGTATCAACTCAAGACGATATAAACAATGCGTGGAATTATTTATATGGAAAAGAAATATATGAAATGGGCGCGCCTATAACTATAGAACAATTTACTGAATCTTATGGAAATGATAAAACTTATATTGATAAAGTTTTAAGACAAAAACAAGCTGCAGAAGAAATGGGTATAATTTAATGCCAGGTTACGATCATAGACAAAGAAAAACAAATTTTTCATCTAATTCTCCCGGAAGTTCTGGACCTCCTGGACGTAATTATGGTAA